CTCTGCCCTCTGGATTCTTCTTATAGCTAGCTTAGATCTAGCCTCTGCATAGACTTGATAGGGGAATTTGAACCAACAAATCAAACCAACAATCAGGCCCAATGGAATCCCAATCACGATAGAACCAACAAAAATAAATAATTCTTCAAAGAAGCCCTTCATATATCACTTAAAAGTATTTAATTTATCCTGAGTAAGAGCATACCCTTTTCCATGCCCCAAATTAACAACATTCTCTTCTTTGATTAAGTCCTCTTTAGAAGCCCAACCAACAAAATCTATTTGATTATTATCTATAATACCCAGCACATATATATCTACGTCTGGATTAACCTTCATTGTTGAAAGTAATCTCCCGGTTTTGTATGTAGTCGATTTTATATCGTAACGCTTACCATTGAGTAAGCCATCAGCGCTTCCACTGCGAGGAGTCAAACCTAAGTCAGGAAAAGTATTAAATCTTTTTGAGAATGCGTATTCAGCCATCACCCCAAAGACATCAGCTTCAGCCCCATCCTGCTTACCTATCTTAGCGTCCTTAACCCCTGAGTTCCTTGCGATTAACGAGCGCATCCGACCAAGCATTTGGCAAACTGTGATTTCATCTGGCTCAAGTTTTATTTTCATTGATTAATTATTTTAAAATGTTTTTTTATTGATCGCAGAAATTGATTAGTTTTTTTAATAAAAATTTAAAAATTTTGCAAAGACTAAAAATTATATCCTATATTTGGAAATATCGCAGTCGATCTGGGCTTTTTGAGACGAGTTCACCAAACTTACTTATTTTTTTTCGCCTGCTCCTTCTTGATTTTATCGTAGAACTTACCTTTCTTTGAGTTGTCAACCATGAAGTCCCCAAAGGGCTGCTTTTTATTCAGTCCGAAAATTTCTTTTAACCTCTTTGTTTGCTCTGGATCGAGGTTCACATCAAATTTATTTTTATTGCTATCTTGTTTCATAAAATCTTAGCTTTTTTATCTTCTATAAAGTAACACCAGTATTAATAACTCCACAGACACCAGTGTCAAGATTAATATCTCTTGTATATTCATCTTTTTTCTTTAGTAAGGCTTTTAAAAAGTTTAAAATCGTTTTTTGGAGAGGGAAATTGTTCGCGGAGTGGGTTTTCCTTATGCTTCCTCTTTGTTACAAGAGTATGTGTAGTGATAAATTTTATATATTCGCTACATCTTGGCTCTTTACACGCCTCAACCCAACTCTTTCCATGATAAGGCCCACCAATAAATATGAAACCGCAATCATCTTGAGGTAATATAGAAACATATTCGTTCCATATAGCATCAGATCCTGTTTTTATAGCCTTACCATTGTCTATAAATGATAAATGGTTATCTCTTTGATAATTTATGTATTCGCGAGTATTAGAAGCCTCAGAGTATTGGAGATCTAATAAAGGTTGTTTTGAATCTGAAGATCTTTTTTTTGAGACGCTTGGAAATGTTGCACTAGCCCCGAAGAACTTAGCGTATTTCGACATATATTTTACAGTTTTTAGGTCATCAGGTAGGTCGAACCATTCAGTTAATTTCTTAGTTCTACCCAAGTTAAGCCTAAATTCTCGAAAACAAACATGGAAAAAGAACTCATCAAAACAATTTAAACCTTTAAACTCTGCCATCAATTTTAAATTTAACCTTTCTTTTTGCCGTCCTTTTGGGTAATTTGTTGTTCGCCCTCTATCACTAGCAATTGATTTTAATCTTTTAATTGGATTGTCTGCCTTACCTATTTTATAAAAGCCTGTATCTTCATCAAGAATGATATAAACAGAAGAATTGCGACCTATTCTTCCATAACCCCGGCTACAAAATTCTTCTCTGAGTTTTTTTACTTGATTGGCATCATACAGATTTATCCCGCTAAAAAATTCTCTGTAAAGATTCTCTTTTTCATAAGGTCTGTATTTGTGTTGATTGACCATATACTCTACCGCCAAATCAATCTTCTTAGATATCTCAACAGACTTTAAAATACATTCCTCCATTTATGTATGATAAACAGAAATGAAGTAATTTATATATTATATAGATATTTTTTAAGTTTTTTTAATCGTTCCAGTGCCTGATTGTATTTGCGATGATGAATCCACACGTTGTTATGTGGACAAACCACCAGAACGTTCGGATGAGGGCGGCAAGGTCAGCTTCCCGTGGGTTGTCTGACACCCTCTCACCCATCGTCCTACACCATATTCTCCATAATTTAGATTTCAAATCATTCAGCGCTTAGAACAACATAATCATGGAACTTCTTGTAACTATCAGCATACTCAACACAAGATTTAAAGTCTCCTGCATGATCCACATAAGAAGAATCGACCACGACGAACTTACCTTTTGGGATTGAAGCTGGCTCAGCACTCTTAGCTAAATGAGTAGAAGATATCCTCCAGCCCTCGCCATCACTCTTAACAACTGTTTTAAACCTTATTGTATCAGAGGGATGAGCATCCTCTTCGTACCAACTAAGCATTTTATCCATCTGCCACTTGGTAAGCGTGACATGAGCTTCCACGTTCTCTGGAGAAACCACCTTAACAGTCTCCCTGAACCGTAGTTTAGGCTCTTTATAGCCATGCCAAGCGGCCACACCCCACACTCCCCACAAGGGGAGACAAACAGACGCGAATAATAATGTTTTTTTCATAATTTTAAAATGGTTTTCTTTCTTTAATGTACTTAACTAATATCTTCTCACCCCGTTTATCATATTCAAACCACCACTCTTCAGTGTAGCCACCTTCTCTAGTGATTCTATATATGATGCGGCCTAAATCGTCTAACTCAAAATTTTCAAACATTGTATTTTCCTTTCCAGTTAAGTCTCTCTATTCTATCTTCAAGATCTTGAACAGGAGTCTCAATTACATTCTTATAAGCAAAATCATACATCTTTGGCCCAAAATCTGGCCCCCAAATAGTAAGTAGAGCTTCTTCTAGCATTGTGTTATATCCTAATGCCGCTTCTTCTTCTGTTTTAAAGTTTTTAGAGGTGTAAAAACATTTACCATTTTTATCCAGTATTTTTTCCCAGTGGATTTCAACTCGGTATGTATTCTCAGGTGTTTTACGCACACCTTTATACTTCTTACCCTTATGAGGCCCACACTTAATGAGATTCTCAGCTTGAGTGACAATCATTAGATTGGTATAGTGGTTATTGGTTCTGTTGCTATCAATGTGATCAGCACATACCATATTGCAAATCACACGGAACCCTGTTGCAGTTTTTAATTCGTGTCGATCTTTACCTATTTGTAAGCCATGATGAGACACTATGGGAGATTTGGATAAAAGATCAGTGAATGTTTCTGCTAATAAGCTATGTTGTTTAACATCAAATCTATTGTTTTTGATTCGAAGACAAAATGTAAGATAATCTTGACTGTTGTTTGAAGCTTTCAAAACTCTATCTTTAAATCTCACACTATAAACATTTGAGGTATAAAAATCTATTTCATACTCAGGATAAGCAACTCCCTGATGAACAACTGGCCTTTTGAGTGATTTCATTTTGATTTACCTCTCATACAAATCTTTTGTTTTTACATTGTTAACTTCTTTTCTTATGATAACAATAGGATCATTGTAGAAATTAGCATCCAAGATACTCTCTTTATTATACTCCCAATGCCTCAAAGCGTCACTTTCTTTGTGAAACTCTGGTATATCTGCAACTGGTTGATAAACAAAACCCCTATCTTTTACAATCAAATATACTTGCCTGTAACCTTTCATTTTTTAAACTCAAGCTTGATAGCTCTAGAAGTCCCTGCTAGTCCAAGGTAAACGTCATTCCCCTTTGTCAATGCACAGGTGGAGTAACCAGTTCCTAAACTCATGATGCCAGAACCCATTTTAGCTGTCAAATAACCATCACTGAATTCATGTTCATAATCTTTCCATTGAATCTCATTAGTGTGAGGATTGATACGGAAACACTTTGTGTCAGCCCAGAATGCGCTGTAAAGCCAACCATCAGGAGCCAAGAACCCATGAAAGTTTTTGTTTTTATTAGCCACCTTTAGATAATCAGATGGTAGATCAATCTCTTCGTAGCTATCATCAGAACAATCAATAATGAGAATCTTCTTGCCTACTCTAGGGAGACAGAAAACTTTGTTCACACTCTTTACATATGTTGCCCCAACATACTTTACGCTGAACCCTGATACTCCCGATGTAACAGGTTTACCCTCCAACAGAAAGCTCTTTCCATTCTTATCTATCTTTAGAATCTTGTTGCCTAGAGCTGGGGGCATGTAAACATTCCCGTCCGAATCTGCTGCTGCGCCCCATACATGACCGAAAAACCCCGGTTGTGGGGGAGTAAAGCAACCAGTTTCACCAGTTTTAGTATCTAGAGTGTATATTTTTAAAGTCTTAGTATATGAGGGCATATAAATAATCCCATTTGCCCCCTCTACTCCAGATCTAACCTGTGGGCAACTTTGGAATTTATTTTCGAGTGTTATAGCTCCTGTATCCCTATTTAAACGCCCTATAGATGTTGAATAAGCTGGCAAGAAGTAAGTAAAACCGTTCGAAGACTCCACATTTCCTATAAAGCCCTTATGGCCCGTGACGTTTCTGCTAATAGAATCATTAGAAGTGTATGTTTCTATATGCATATCAGACTTGTAACCCAATGAATGAATAACACCTTTGTTATCAATAGCCATAGTCCGTGTCTTGGTAAGGTTACCCTTGATCTCGCCAGACAGATACTTAAACATAGGCCAGAAAACCTGACCGCTAGTCTCGGCACTAGTCTCCGCGCTCGTGTATTCGGCAGAGGTTTCGGCACTCGTGTATTCGGCAGAGGTTTCGGCACTCGTGTATTCGGCAGAGGTTTCAGCACTCGTGTATTCGGCAGAGGTTTCAGCACTCGTGTATTCGGCAGAGGTTTCAGCACTCGTGTATTCGGCAGAGGTTTCAGCACTCGTGTATTCGGCAGAGGTTTCGGCACTCGTGTATTCGGCAGAGGTTTCGGCACTCGTGTATTCGGCAGAGGTTTCGGCACTAGAAGCTTCTTCTAAATCGTTTAACGATCTCTGTAGATCCTTTAATAACTTTGTTAGATCCTTTATTAGTTTGCTAATTATGCTATGTATCATGATATTATATTATAGTTTGAAAGTCTAGTATTCTCAATTTAATTATTGGTGCGCCCGGCTGGACTTGAACCAGCGACAAAGGGTTTATGAGACCCCTGCTCTAACCTACTGAGCTACAAGCGCATTTAAAACATGTCTGGAAAAAGAAAATTAATTATACCTGAAGCTTTAATCAAGATTAATAATAAAGCCGCCGATATAATATAAAGAACTTTTTTCATTATATAAAATGTTTCTCGTATTTATCTGACCAATGAGGTTGTTTTTGATCAGCCTTAGCTCTTACAGACTCTTCATATAGCCTGTCTATCATTTCGTTCTGTATTTTTCTCTCCCTCCAAGAAGGAGGATTAAGAACTTCATACCCAAACTTAGGCTCTCTTTTCATGAACCACTTAGCGGGGTGGGACATTCTAAATTGTAATATTTTTTTAATTAGATTCTTCATTTAGCTCAGTTTTAGAAAGGAAACATGGGGTTGTATCACCCATATACGCTCCGATTTGATTAAAGTAAAAGAATTCAAAAGCTTCATCTTCGGTCATACCATCAGACTGCAAACGATTAATTACTTTTTGTTTGTCATAGCAATAAATAGTAGGCTGGCCAAACCTCTCGACAGTCCCAACGATACAATCGTCGTAGCCGTCCATAACCAACATTTCTGATTCTTCTATCATTCCAGTATCATTTCACCAGAGAATACCTTCTTCGCTATTTCATTGCCGTCACCCTCAATTCTTTCCCCATTTGAATGGTAAGCTTTAAAATTACGAAATTTATCTCCTTCGTTCCATATTAAAGACATTTGCTTTTGCCCATTCTCATACCAGCTATCGAAAGGACCATGAAGCTTACCTTTAGAAACCCCAGCTTTAGCGAGAATCTCGCCATTGATATGATAACGAATAGAAGTGCCTGTGAATAGATCATTGTCACTCATATTTGGTGAAGTATAAAATGTGTTTGAACTCATATCAACAAACAACTCTTCCCCGTTTATCGTCGGTCCTTCTGGATAATCTGCTCCCCTATTAATATAAGCGTCTACCCCAAATTTAAAGATTAAGGATAATACAGCAAAAACTAATGATATTTTAAATAATTTATTCATGTTCAAAAAATGATTCTTCAATCCCCCCCATAATATTATCTTCGTCTACTGGACAATTACCAAAAAGGTCAGAAGCCATTTCACCCTCCTCTTCTGTAGGCTCTTCCCCGGAAGTATCTATTCCGATAACCTGTTTAAATCTCTTTATAGAACCAAAGATATCAATAATGTCCTCGTCCTCTAATTCGTAAGTTCGGACCTGCTGCAGAGGGCGAACTTCAGTTTTTTTAATTTTCATAATTTAATAACCCCAGCTATTTAAGGTATGTTGAAACGGATTATCTTTTATATCTCTGACCAAGTCAAGCATCTTTTCTGCTATTTCTCTGATTTCTCTTTGAGCATGCTCGCTCTTACGAAGTTTAATAAAGTTTGCAAAACTCCTCATGTTGAACTGGATATCAGCTTGTATGCGGCTATTGTAAGTCTTAAAGAAACGAGCGGATTCTTTTGCTCGTTTACGCCCTAGCTCTGGTTCAAGATCAGCAAGACATTTATGGTAAAGTCTATTACCATCTTCAGTATATTGCTTTAATTTCTGTTGCCAAAACTCTGGCCAATCATCAGGTATGAATGTTTTATCTTCCTTCAGTTCTTTGTATCGCGCCGACTCAGCATTAAGCGAAGATATTCGATGCTTAAGTAGGTGAATATGAGAGGCGATATCACAATCAACAAGGAAATGAACGCTACCTTTTTCAAAGGGTGTTTCATGTCCGTGGCTCCAAAGCATGTCGATGAGCTTCGGAATTCTCTGTCTCTTCTTTTCATCTAATTCTCTTGAAGTTGATGTCCAAGCACTACAAGCGATAACTTCGTCACTACCATAGTGTCCTAATAATTCTACTGTATTTGTCATGTTTTTAAACTAAAATGTTATTACCGTGTCTGACGCAGCTTTCCTAGCATATAAGAATCCTTCCTTCCTGTAGATATATAGCATTGGTCTAGTAAACGAGCTAAAAGTTCTTGGGTTTCTTTCGAGACGGCGATTAGGCAACTCTCTAAAACTCCAATCAGAATATGTTGTTGCCTGACCCATTTTAAAATCAATATTTAATTCTCTGGCAATAGCCCAAAAATAAAACTCATCAGCAAAGATGACCTTATCCTTCACAAAATATTTTGAGAATTGATCTATTGTATTTACGAATATCTCAGCGTCACTCCTTCTAAATGTAAAAAACTGACAAACAGCATTATACTTATCAAAGTTATAACCCCGAACACCCTCCTTTAATATTCTCTGACTCTTGACTTTCGTATGAAAACTAAAATGTTTTGAGAATGTTAAAACGCTATACCTCCGCTTTATTAATTCTACAGTTTCATTTAAACTATAGAGGGGTAAGTGGGAGTCACTAATCAACGAAAAGTATTCATTCTGCTTGTCTTCTAACGCAGCTTTGATTAGTTCTATCGTAGCCTCAACCAAAGAGAAATGCCCCCACTTTGTGGGGACGGTATTCTCAATAAAATAATCTTTGAATACAGGACATTTTTTATTTTTAGAATGAATGTAAAGATTAAATAATTCTTTATCTCCACCATTAAAGAATTGCCTCCAGACATCCTCTCGATTAAAGGAGTCTAAACTAAGATTCAAAAAAGCTACTTTATGCTGGCTCATACCAATCTGGCGTTTTGCTGTATTGCCACTTAGCCATATAAGATTTGTCGTGATTGTAATATTGCCTGTATTTATCTACCACTGACATATCACTAAAACCTTTAACCAATCTACACTTTTGATCTTGAGCGATAGCGACAGCGAATTCTGTCTGTTCTTGCTTTTTGAAATGTAAGCGATGTTTGTTTTCTAGAATCCAAATAAAAGTCTCTGTACTTTTGTGGCGTTTTCCGTATCGACTGGTATACTCATTCAGAAGCGCCGCAGTATGTTGGACAAGCCATTCAAAATTCCCGCGAGACTCTCTAGTCCATATTGCAGATGGGTGATTGTAATGAGTTTTTTTGTATGGAGCTTCAAGATCCTGCATCCAAAATGTCGTGCAAAGAAGTTGGTTGCATTCCAGAATCATCTTAACACAATGCTTATCACAATGCTGTCTAGCTGCAATCTCAGGGTCTTGATCAAGGCAAAATATATTCATGACCCCTTGATAGTATCTACCAGTTACTCCTCGTCAAGCGATTTTCTCCTATTTTTAAGCAAATTTTCAATATCGTAGATATAACATTTCACGCCGTTATAAATATAATCCCACATCGAACTCTCTAATCTAGGTTTAGGTTGGATCTTCTCCACCAACTCATCGTAAATCCTTTTCTTCTCTAAATCTAACCCAGCTAAAGCTTGTTGGACCTCTTTAATCAGCTCTATCTCCTCTTTTACAGTCATAACTCGCAAGAATATACGAAATATCAACCAGAAAATCAACTGAAAAGTGTAATTAATAGTGTGAAGAAGCTGTCTTTCGTGAATGTTTTGAATAAAAAGATAAAAATTGTTTATGAAGATATGGAGGATTGGGGCGAATGTCTTATGGATAATAAAATTATTAAATTAAATAAAAAATGCCTTAAAGACCCAGAACAACACTGGTGGACATTAGTTCATGAGGTTACGCACATGATATTTGAACTCTCAGGGATAGCTTTCATGGCAGAAAATGATGAGGAAGCCTATGTCAGGTGCGTGGAAAACCTAGTCATCCCTTGGGTTTTAGACCATCAACACTTAAAAAAGTGAAAAAATAAATCATTTTAGGTGTAATCTATAGTATGCCTTTACCGACACCTAAAAACGGAGAAAAAAGATCTAAATTCATGAGCCGTTGCATGGTTGATCTGACAGCCAAAGATGAGTTCAAAGATGGGAAACAAAGAGCTGCCGTCTGCTCCTCTCAGTTTGAAGATGCCGAGAGCAAAGCTTCTGCAGTTGTCGGAGAAGAAGATAAAATTTTGTTTTTTTCTAGCGCAGCGCCCAATATAATGCAGCACTACTTTGAGACAAAAGAAGAAGCACTAAAAGACGCTAAGAAAATGGGCCTTGAAGGAATCCACCCACACAAAACAAAGGATGGTAAAACTTTATATATGGCTGGGCCAGATCACAAAACTTTCATGAAGCGCCACGATGAGATCTTAAAAGAAAAAGAGAAGTCTGACAGTAGCCTTTGGGAGAATATTAGAAAGAAAAAAGAAAGAATTAAAAGAGGCTCTGGAGAGAAGATGAGAAAGAAAGGCGAAAAAGGAGCGCCGACATCTGATCAAATAAAAAAAGCTAAAGGAAAATAAGATATGCCACGACTAACTCAATCAAAAATACACTCGGACTTTTCTGCAGCGTCAGGAACTTGGACTGGCTATAGAGCAGAAGTCACTGGTTTTTACAACGATTATCCTGATAGTGAGTTGAATGACCACATCAGTAGAGAATTCAATAAAAAAATCAGAGATTTGGGTCAGAGCGCCTCTCTTTATATCTCTCCTTTTGATGCCGGGCTACGTTACACTGGAGACGGTTCGGTCTTTAACGGTTAAACAACCCGCCTCTTCAAAGTTTTAAAGATGTCATACAGGTATTGATCCTGCTTGTCAGCTTTTCTCACTTTATTCTTCATTTCAAATGAATGTGAAGTATGAGCGATCTCGCGCTTAATAACCCAACCATCTTCGATAAAGTAATCAGAATCCCAATTAAAAACCTCTGAAATATAATCAATAGCAATTAAATGCCTTTGGCCTTCAGATATTTCAATTTGGACTTCCTGCTTCCCCGTAATCTTCATGTGTATCTATTACACTATTTACACCCCAATTGTCAAGAGAATATTCCTGCTTGATAGAGAACTGTTTCTTTAGTGGATAAACCAAAGAGACCCCGCATAGCGAGGTCTCTAAATATTTAATTAAGCTTTAATAAATAAAACTTTAGCTTTTGCTGTCACCCTTGTCTTTAGCTTTACCAATGTTGACGCTAAGAAAGTCAATCACCCCGTATACTTTAGCAAGGACAGAGCCTTTTTTTGGAGTAGGGGTAGATGCTGCGAAAACGCTAGCGGCAGCAATAACAGCACAAACCCAGTTAAACCAAGCTTGATCTTCGACGAATGATGTAATAATATCCATAACAATTAATTGTTTCTATTGTCTATTACACCTAAAATCTATAAAAACCTATAAAAATCAGATTTTTCCTTGGCCTTTATAGGGTTTCTTGTAGTTTTTGGAGTTTTTCAGCTTAGAAGTCTTGCTTTTAGCGTGTACGCCTTTACGCCTGATCTTCTTTTTCGCCTCGTAAGTAACTGCTTTTTTCATTACTGATCTTTTACAAATTGTCCGTCCACCATTTTCCCAGTGCGGCTCTTGATAACATTGTAAGCTTCACCTAAGCAGTCTACTGTATCAAAACCCACCATTTCAGATAGTAAAATGATAGTTACTAACATATCACCTATACCATCTTTAACCTCCGAAAGGACTTCCTCTTTGGTTTTAGAAGGAACACCAATCTCTTTCATCATATCAAGTTGATAATCTAAATTATTAAGATCAGTTAAAGCTTCTTTTGTTTCATCAAGCTCTTCTTGCGTCTTGTCTAGTTGGCGTAATGGAGTAGAAGAATCAAAGATTCCTTTGTTTTTTCCCCATTCAGTCACTAATTCACTTAGTTCTTCGTATTTCATAAATTTTTGGTAATCTAATATTTTGCGAAAGAGTCTCACAAGCTTATTGTCCTTGGCGAGACCTCTTCTAATTCTTCACAAATGCGAACAATCTCCCTTTTGCTCATGTCTGGAGATAGTTTTTTGAGTTTAGACATCTCTTTGTAAAAATACTCATACTCCTTATCTTGGTAGATGTATTCCTGTTGGTCCCCATCATGGCGCAAAATAAAATCGGAATAAGTCTCATACAAAGTAGGATCAATACACTTTTCGATTGGGTCGTAAGAAGCATTGCCTACAACATAATTAAATATGTCCGATTTACTAATTGAAATGTTTACGATTTCCTCACTCATATTAAAAGTAACAACCCCACTATAACGATGTATAGAGGGGTTGTCAATGCATTTTTTAGCAAACGAATGAACTATGCACAAGAATCCACTAAGCCAGCTTCTTTATCTCTCCTACGGAGAAGACCATCCAAGCCTTTACCCTGCCAAATTCTCTTCATATCTCTGATCTCTTGAGCAATTGCTGAATAGTTTTTGCTAGGTACGAGGTCGCGAATACGAGCCATTTCTGATCGACGAGACCCTTTGAGGGAACTGCCCCGATTAAACACAAGGCTAACTAAAGCTCCAAAAGCGTCTGGATGGAGCTTATCTGCTCCGGGGAACGCTTTTAATGTTAGTTTGATAAATCGGGGAATAGTATTCTTTTTAAAGACATTTAAAGCTGAATCCCAAGGGATTTCAATATCTCTAACACTGGGCAGTTTAGAATTTGCGACACTACCTTTAAAGCCTAAACACCTACGGAGTCTATTGAAATCAGAATCATCAATAATCCCTCCCCAATCTTCCCCGAACTGAGTCGTGGAGTTGTAGCCCAAATCATAACCAACACCAATAGTTACTCCACTAGCGCCTTTAGGCCAACAGGGACGTTTAAGATATTTTTTGTAGTAGCCCTCACCACCTCCAACCTCATAATCCAAGACTAGTTTAAGAGCCTTTGGGGAAAGCAACTCTTTTACACTATCCTCAGATTCGTGTTGGTAGGTGGAAGGGGTTACAAAATCATCTTCAACCAATAAGCCTTTAAGGGTTTTCCAAGTTACTGGACCATCCACACCGTCATCTTCAACTTGAAGAATACGCTGAACATATTGGATTAATTCTTTTTCCTGTTTCTCTTTGAGAAGCCCAGCAACAATAGCTGACCAAGTATTAACGCCATCAATACCATCAACAGTTATTCCTAACTTTGATTGAATATCTTTGACTATCTGGCTTTTCCCAGAGAACCTCATGATTAATCCTCAGAAGGGGTTTCTTCGGAAGGTTGAGGTTTAGGCATCTGCTCTGAAATCTTTTTGACAAAAGTCAAAGCCGCTTCAGCAGCATTCAAACCTTGGGATTTAGTAGCAATATCGAGAAGTTGAACAAGAACTTCTGCCTCGTTTTTATTTAATTCTAGGGTAATATTATCCATATCTCCTATATTATAAGAAGGTTTACCTAAAGATCAACTACAAATTAAAAAAAAATTTACTCGCCTCCTTCTTCAGAGGTTTCTTCTTCAGAGGTTTCTTCTTCAGAGGTTTCTTCTTCAGAGGTTTCTTCTTCAGAGGTTTCTTCTTCGTCGGCAGGTGCCGCTTCAACTACAGGAGCAGTCTCAGCCCAAGTCTTAAGCGGCCCTACAGCAGCAACTATAGCTTCCATAGCTTTGGCGACCTCGGGGACTTCGTTAACACAGCCCCAAAAAGTTTTGCGTCCGTTATCCCGATTTGGTACATTGAGATACTCAACTCCTTCATTGTCAACGGTGATGTGGATAGCCTCAGAACCTTCTGTAGCATCATAAGGAACTAACTCAATACTGATATTGCCTTGATCATTACCTTCGGCGTTGAGCTGTGGGCAATGAATACTGATATTGCGGACCCATACAGAATCAAAAGATTTCTCTGAGACAGCAGGAACGGTAAATGAGGGTGAACGGGAAATAGCCATGACTTTTTATAAATTATATGTTTAATTACACTATTTTAAAGGGAAAGTGATATTTTTTTACTCAGATTCTTCCTGTTTAGCGTCGTGGTAAGCTTCAATAGCTGGGATAGCATCAAATATGGCTTGCATAGCGGAGGCAGCTTCTGGGACTTTATCAATAACATCCCAAAGCTTTAATT